GAATAGTTCTTCAAGTTTTTTGGTCATGAAAGTATTTATTTACTTTCGTTTACCGTTATAGAAAAGGTCATCTTCTGTAATGACTCTAAACGTGTAACCTTGCGCTTTGCAATATGCCATTGCGGCATGCCATTTAGCGTGATTTATTGCTACTACCATTCTGTCTTTGGCATTAGCAACTTTGCTTTCAATAATACTTTGTTTCTTAGGTTTAATCTCTACAACTTCTGCTATCTGTTTACCATACTTGTTTTGGTATACTACAAAGAAGTCAGGAATGTAGTTCTTTGCTTGTCCTGTAAAGGGATTACGATAAGGTACACTTATTGCTTCACTTGCCCAATACAATACACTATTATTGTTATCACAGAAATTCATAAATGTAAGTTCCCATCCACTACGATATCTAGGTGCGTGTTTGCCTACATACTTTTGAGGATTCTTGGGAGTAAATGTTCCCTGTGCGTAATTAGCCATTATTGTACAATATTTCTAGCAACAGCTTCATTAGGCTGGGGAAGAGTACCGAAACCGTACAGTGCTGATTTAGATTTAAAACTGTTTAAGTAATATGCAATAACAGTATTGACTTCTAACTTAGTTTTACCTTTTAGATATTCAAGTAGTTGAACTACTGGAATCTGTGTTTCTTGTGCTATTCTAAACAACGAGACGGTAAAGTTACCTGCAATTTGTTTAGTATCGCATATACCATTAAAGTATGATGATACTAAATCATATTCGCCGGCATTAACAACTAAATCAAATGAATAGAATTCATCAAAAATTTTAATTGTTTGGTCGAGTTGTGAACGTGAATCGATTATTCTGGCCATATAAATCTCCGTAGAGTATTTATACTATTAACGACCACCGGGTGTAGTTTGTGCGCCTGCACTAGTTGGTGCACCTTGAGTAGGTATATTCTGTGGCGCACTTTGCCCTGAATTAGGCGCTCCTGCTGTGTTGACTGGGCTACTAGCTGTGGGGAAGTATGATCCGGAACGAACTGAACCGGGCAATGCTTGTTGTGTTGCGCTACTTAATACTGAGTTTAGTTCATTAGTAGCAACTTGTTTTAATGTTGTATTTTTAAATGTATTCTTAACTGTACCTGCTGTACGAATAGCACCTAATATATTACCGTTTGACAAATCATTAAGTATGCCGCCGGCTGCATCAACTAAGCCACCTTGACCTAATATATTAGCATTAGAGCCGGGTCTGTTGATAGGACTAGGGGTCTTATCATAATTAGAGTCAAGACCAAATCCAGTAACAATGTTACTTGGAGAGCGACCATCAAGTTTACCTTCAGCATACTTAACAGTTTCATAATCAATAGTCATTGTATTAGCCATAGTACCATTACCCTGAGAGTAATCGTAGGTATCATGGTTAAATGCAGTAATGACTGGATTAATTAATGTATATTGAATAAAGTTGTGTTGATTCATTCCAAATATTTGTATACTCTTAAAGAATGGAATCTTACTTATACCTTGACTTAATTGACTAGTTGTACCATTAGGTTCAGTTGTCTCACCTATATATCCCCAGTCTTCGTCGCCGGTAATATCACCGTCATACAAATTTCTTCTATTATAGTTGGCTGCACCTGCATTAGTATTGTTTGTATTTTGACGACCTGCACTAGATGCTACTGGTTTGGTAGCATCTTTAAAATAATATGTATAGTAGTTATACCACATATCATTTATTAAGTTGCCATTATCATCATGGAATACAATGTTAACAGGTTGATATTGTATCTTAGTTTGTACTAAGCGTTTTCTGTTATATTGATTAAGTGTAGCAGTATTAATACTGTACTTAGGTAAGTCGATTGTTTTTACTGCAAGGCCAAAGTTAGCACCCTGCGCTATACCTTTAGCATAGACAGCAGGGTTAATTTCAAAATATACATGAAATAAAAACTTGAATTTAGGAGCGTACTGATAAGAGTTAGTCCTAAATGTTTTTGCGGCATGAGTGTAATCTCTTACATAATCATTGCCGAAGAAGCCTGCGGCAGCATCATTTAAGAGATTCTGAAAAAATCCACTCATTGCAAAACCTTAATTATTAAGCTTGACCAGAACCGATACCAGTTACTACTGAACCACCTAAGATACGACCGATGTTTGTACCAACACCTGCTGTCAATGGTGACTGAACTGCATTATCAAAGCGAATTGTCATAGCGATTTGTACTACTTCGTTTGTACCATAGTTCAAGTTGTTGTAGTTTGCTTGTTGCAAGAAGCAACCATAGCATTCCCAAGTCTCTAAAACTACCGGAGCCGCTGTACCGTTACCACCGTCTAAGATTTCAATGTTCGTTTGGAACTTATAATCTTGACCAGTAGCCGCAGATGCTTGCTCTACAAAGTCTAATTGTTTCTGTAATTGTTGTCCAACTAACTTAGATACTGCACCTTGTGCATCATCTCTAACGTTAACTGTTAATGCTTGCCATTCATGACGACCAGCAAGATACAATGTTGAGTTGTAAACTGGTATAGTGATTTCACCAAAACTAACTTGCGGACGAGTAATGTCTACAACTTGTTTAGTTAATTCAATAGTTTGGCCAACACCGAAATTCAGAAAGTTAACTCTGAAACTATATTGTAATTTGGGCATCAACAAGCCTTGGTTTCCACCTGCGTTGTCTGACGCTACGGTCATGTTGAACAATGATTGTGAGGCTGTTGCCATTTTTTAATCTCCTGTATACTTATTTATCTTTAATGATGATACCCCTTTCGGGGTATCATTTTACACTGTGCCTGATATCTCACCTGTGTTTAGAACACGAACTGGGATATAGATGAATTCAACCGCTTTCACTGGTTCAATTGCAACATCAACCCATAATTCATTTCTATCTATTCTTGCTGGTGTATTGTTACTTTCGTCACAAACAACCAAGTAATCATAGATACCGCGTTTAGCTACTAAATCGACCATCAATGTTTGTACTACACCGGCAATTTCATTGCGTGTTAGTGCATCATTAGGTTCGAATACGAACGGTCTAGCTGCCAATGTTAATTGACGACGTACATAGTTAACTAATCGTGCAACGTTGATTCTATCTAGTGCAGATTGACTGTTGTAACTATTCTTGTTACCATAGTTCAACAAGCCAACTCCAGTGAAGAATACCATTGGGTTGATTTGGTTAGTATATAATACATCACGGATACCAATGCGTGTCTTGATTGGCTGAAACTCACCTGTAGTACGGTCTAAGTAACCAATGTTCAATGCATTGTCAATGTTACCACGACGTGTACCTGCTGGAGCTAACCAAGGATAAGCCACTGTATCGTTACGCAAGAATGTACGCAACATCATATGTGATGCCGGAACAACAACTTGATTACCACTTAAGTCATTTGTCAATCCACTTGGATAGAATAGACCTAAGTATGTATTGCGTGTAACTAAACCTGCTTCACCTGTGCTCGATGCACCTGCGTCATTATTAGCCCATGCTTGAATTTCAGTTGCGCTATCAGCTAATCCCAATGGAGTATCACCGATAATATAACCTGTCTCGCCTCTATCATTATTCAATACGACCATGTTAGGTTGTAGTTCTGGATAGTTAGGGCAAGCCATTAAGTTGAAGTAGTTATCTTCGTCACGGATGCTTGTATTAGTGTCGATTGCGGCGCGCAATGATTGAACAACCATAGCACGTTGTGCATTACGACCCATGTACGCTACACCTTTAGTGTCATTACCACTTACTGATACCCATGCATTTGTTTCTGATGGTAAAGACTCATCAGGGAAACTTGTTGCATTGAAGTAGTTAACACGGAATTGTTTAACATTATAACCTGAACGGCGTGTGTTGAATAACAACATACCTTGTGGATACAATGTAGCAACTGGTGCATCTAAATCTAAGTAACCGCTTGATAACAACGATTTGATTGTTGGAATCGGATCATCAGTAACGCTTGTATTACCATTTGTTGCCCAACGAGCATCAGCAAACAATACACCGTTCTGAGAAACTTGGTCAGTAGTATCTAATAGAACCCACTGATCTACACCACTAACTGCTTGCCAGCGATATATAATTGGATATACTTCTAAGTCGCTAGTATCAATCCACAAATCACCATATGACAAGTCTGTACCATCACTTTGTGTTGTTGGTGCAGTTGCCGCAATGATCGGACCATTTGGATCAGTCGTGTTAGAACCAGATGAAGCTGGGTGACCAGTGTCATCATATGCAGTCTGGCGATATCCTACCCATGCACCGTTCTTTTGAACCATAATATCAACTTGGTCAACTACACTGTAGAACCAGTTTGTATTATTTGCAGGATTAACTACTGGTGCACCGTCATTACTTGTATATGTGAATTCTACCCAGTTACTTAACATAGTAGGATATACATTAACGGCAGAACCAGAAACATAAGATACACCTAATACTTGACCACCGCCACCAATGTCTGTAACTTTAAGTACTAAGTTAGTACCACCAGACAATAGTGAACCATTGATGGTAAGTGTATCACCTACTGAGTATCCAGTGCTAGCATTTGCAACACCATTGCCACTTAGGAAATATGAACCATATATTCCTAATACATTAAAGGTTGCGCCTGAACCAGAACCACCTGTACAAGCTACGCCTGACCAAGAATATACTTGAGCCACACCGTATTTTGCACCAGTTGTTGTACCTACAACAAAGCCAGCTTCTTCAATTGCTCCATTAGAGTCACCATTAGGTGCATCATCTAATTGAATTACACCACCTTCAGTGTGAGTTAGAGTAATAGCTCCATCTGATGAAACACTTGCTGTTGTGTAAGGTATGCCGGCCGCTGCCCATGCTGTTACGAAATCAGTAGCATCAGAATTGTCAGGAATAGTTACTGTATATGCACTAGATAAATTTGTGCTTCCTGGTATACTTATTTGAACTGATATGTCATATGGACCTGCGTTAAATGCAGGGCTAGTATTGTCACCTACGATTACTGTAGGACCTGTAGCAACTCTTTCCCACATATAGTAAGGAGCTGATGCTAAGTTACCTGTATAGTTATACTGACCATATATTGTTCCAGCTGGGATCAATTGACCACCAGTAGAATCTAAGGCTGCAATAGCGGCCCAGTCAGAATTGTATTGAACTACATTTTTTGCAACCCATGAACTAGTAGCAGAATTGTACTTTGACAATTGTGGATATAGTCCGCCACCTGTAGTACCGACTTTAATCCATACAGAGCCAGTTGGTCTTGGTACAGATTGACTTGCTGACCATAATGGCATTTGAGCACTTGTACCATATACTACTGCCGGCTGATAATATGTATCTTCTGCAATTCCCAAATCTTCTAGTAAGGTACTATCACCTGAAATCGCAAAGTTAGGTATACCGCTAGAAACAATTTGATTTGAGAATAGTTCTAATTTGCCAGTTGCCGCAGATGCAGAAAGTACACCGTAACCTAATGCATTAATTTCTGCCGCTAAACCTGCTACTGTATTGTCAGGGCTAGCTGGAACTTGAATATCAATTGTATAGAATCCAGACACTCCAATTGAGATTGTGTCGAATTCAGTTAAAGATGTCGGTGAAGCAGTACCTGTAATGATAGGCACGGCTGAACGCCAAGGTCCACTACCTAATGATACCCATTCATTATTTGATGTTTTATAGAAAAATGTTTTACCTGATAGGTCCGACGGTGATGTTGTTGTTTCCAGTGCATTGATTGCATAGTCACCAATATTACCAATACTATCATTAGGTACACCACCTGTTAAATTAGTAGTGTCTGTAATGACGATAGGGGTTTGAACTTCAAATGCACCTGTAGCCGCATTGAATTCATAGATGCCCCATGTTGAAGTACTTGAATCTAACCAATATGTACCATTAGCCGGCGCACCAACTGGACGACCAGTCTGACCTACTAAGCTTGCTAAGTCGATATCAGCACGTAACACATAACAACGATTTGTCGCACCTAATGTTGAATAAGCGGCTAGCAAGCCGTATTCATTAAGTTCATAACCTTGAATAGGGGTGCCGGTAGTCGTTGTATAGAAGAACGGTACACCATACAAGTTTACTAAGTCTCGTTGACTTGTTACTTGATATAGTTTATTTGCGTTAGCAGCCGTAGTTGCCGCCGCAACCCCTGTACCACTAGCGTTTGCTTTATTTTGAGCAGTTGCTAATACGATTAGAGGAACTGAATTTGTTGGGGCTGGAAGATACTGACTTTGGTCTGTAATCGTTACTTCTACGCCTGGAGATGTTAATGCCATTTTGTTTTTCCTTTATGTAAAATTATGAGGTTTACCACCTAAATTGCATACTATTATTTAGTAGAAAAATCAAAAAAGACGGTATTACCGTACCTTCGAAGGTTATAAATAGTGTATGCTAAGACCTATATGTAAATCATGCGGAAAGAATCACTGTGCTGTGAATTATATCCGTGAAGGTGTTACTCACTATCGCAGTGGATGTGACGAATGTGGTCGTAAAAAGAAAAAACTAAAGCCTAGAAACCCTAGATGGAAGGCTTCAGGCTATAAGAAAAAATCCACATGTGATTTATGTGGATTTCATAGTGTGCTAACAACTCAATTAACAGTCTTTCACATTGACGGGGATTTAGATAACTGTAAATTAACTAACCTTCGTAGCATATGTCTTAACTGTGTTGAGGTTGTCAAAAAGAAAGAAGTAACTTGGCGCAGAGGTGACTTAGAGGTTGACAACTGAATTGACCTGTTTGTGTAGGTCATCAATTGTTCCATTGTTGTCAATATAATAGTCATACAATAAACCTACACTACTATATTCACTAGCATGTACATTATGTGTATCTAAAATAATTTTAGCTTTTTGTCGCTGTTCGCTACCTTCAGGTTCATTATTATAATCGACTGCCGCACTATACCAAATGGGTCGTTCACCTCTATTAACTCGCATTGTAATCCCACCTACTACTTTCAATGAAGAAATCTCATTAGCGAAACGACAGTCTGTAATCACAATATTTTCATCTGTTTGCCTAAGTTTGTTCTCTACACTTGCTACCCAGATATCATTGTGAAAGTTATTGCGGCATACTTCTGTGCCCCAATATTGTAATACCCAGCGTGGGGTAATTTCCATACCTAAACGATTACTCCACCATTCATCCCGTTGTTCTCGCCAAGCTCTACTAGTTTTAGTAGAACCTTCTAAGTATTCTCTGTTCCAACCAAATACTGCGGCTACTGCGTCCTTCAATGAGGCTGCATAACTCATTCGTTTGAAGCCATGAAATGTAGTAAGATAGTCGGCAATCGTATCTTTGCCACTACCAATCAATCCTGTAATACCAATAATCATAAAAACTCCCGTAGTAATTATTATACTATAGAAGAATTAGAAAGTAAAGAATTAAGGTTATCTTTTTTTACGATATCTAAAATAAATTTAGATAGTTCTTTTTGTGACAATGGACCCGGATGACTATTATCTTTAGCGAGATCCATTTTGTAATTACGGAGATTTATCCAAATTAGTTTTATATCTTTTAACAAACTTAAATATCGACACTCATCCAAATTATGTAGTGTTTGGTCAATATAAAAATTATAAACTTTAATTCCCTTATTATTTAAGAAAGCATTAGCATGGTGTATGTCTAGTATGGATTTTACCAACAAGTCATAGTTATTATGAATTTGATAATATGGTTTCTTTAGGGGGTGATGGAAGGGCGGCAACATGTTTAAAGAGCTATCAGCAGATTCAAATAACAACCCTCTATGAGTATATGACCATACTACAATTATGATATCATCTTTTTCAAAATTAGTATCAAGCATTTCCATTAATATTTTTGTATTACTGGCAGCAGTAACGCCCTTGTTGATACATTCTATTGACAATTCAGATGCTACTAAATTAGGCCATGCTAATTTACTAGGACCAAAATTAGTATCTAAATAACAATCTTCTAAACCATAACCATATGTGTATGAGCAACCAAATGCAAACAATCTAGCCATTTAAACATTATCCCTGTACCCAAGTTAGAGGCTGGCTATAATCTACATAGCGTTTTAGTTCATCAATGAGTGCTTCTTGTAGTGCCTTAGATTCTGCTTTCATAGCGGTTCCATTCAACGTTGTTCCACCACCTGGTCCAGCAATACTTCCAAATTTTTCACGGGCCTCACCGATAATACCTTTAAGGACAGCGTAAATATAATCGCCAATCCAAACACCAGCACCCGGGTCTTGTAATAGAACTTCTTCAGTTCTTTGTACATCGGCCCAGATTAGAACACGCTCGCCTGTACCTTTAGGATCACGCACAATACGCAATACTTTAGTCACAGGATCGAAAGTGTAGATTACATAACCACCGAACATTCTAGCGGCTAATTCAACATAACCTGCATAGAAGTCATATGTCGCCATACCACCTGCAACGTTATAGTTTAATAGATAAGTGTTTAGAATAGCACTTGAGAATGGATCAAAACTTGTTGAGCTTGGTCCTGTTTCCATGCCTACAGTACGGCGATAGATACATCGTACATTAATAAATTCTTGCGGTAATGTATATGTGTCAACATTCTTGATAGTAGTCATCAAGGTGTATGCTTCCGCAGTAGAGTTCTGCGCTCGTTGACGATATGTTTTTATTGCATAGTTATATGCCGCTTCATAATGTTGCGGATCTAATTCTAAGTCAATGATACCATCACCTAATCTATAGCGTATATTTTCGAATAGGGCTTGTTTCAACTCCGCTAGCGTCATGCCATTGGGAGTAGAAAGAATGTTTGGCGTTAAATTTGGGATGTCCATATATGTTTCCTGATAGTGTATTTATCAGGAAACAATCGGATCTTAGATATCGCCTTCTTTGCGATTCTCACTATAATGTGCATCAAACTTACCACCGGGATAGCGGCTTTCTAGCTTACGCACATTCTCATCAATTACTTCATTTGGGTCAAGATTCAATGCACGACAAGCATTAATCCAATACCACATAACATCACCCAACTCACGCTTCAGGTGAAAGACTTCTGCTTCTGTCAGTGGTTTACCCTGAAAAAACATCTTCTTGGGCACTTCGATAAACTCGCCACCTTCAGCCGCCAATCCGAGACAAGCTGTAAGCAATAGAGGGACATTGATATCAGGCCCATGCATATCAGTTTCCGAATCATAGTTGCCGTCAAGTTCATCACAGCGGTTCATAAATGTAGTCAAGTCATTGCTTGCTTTGCTGGTTACAGCTTCTACAAAATCTTTGTATTTGTTTAAATCAATATTACTCATTAAAACGCTTTCAAAATAATCATTTGTTCATTAAATCTACCATTAGGGGCTGTAGCTACAGCCTTGATATCATTGAAATACTTACGAGCGGCTGGCTTACTACCCATAACTTCTTTCAACTGTTCTGCGGGTTTTCGCAATGTTTTAATCTCACTCTTTGCTGAGTCAAAACCTAGTAGTGTATTACCTTTTACAGTAAATGTTTTGCTATAGTCATCAGCAATATAATGATGCAGTTTACGCTTTGCAGTATCATAAACCCATGCTTCACTTGCACCATGCAGTTTGACAGGACTAATACTAATCAAGTCAAGTTTAGTAGCAGTATCTTTAAATGTTTTAAGATACTTAAGTTTAGCAACAATTTTCTCAACCGGGACCGCTTTGCGTTGACGAGGCGCTTTGCTTGCTTTCTTAACAGAGATATATGCGTTTAAATCAGTTAATACACTTTCAATATATTTGACAATATTACGCACTTGAATCTTTGTTAGATAATTATAACCTTCAGTTAATTGTTTATCTAAACCTTTTTGCAGTTCTTCAAATTCATTTTGTTTCTTCTTCCAAATGTCAGCAATCAAACTGATATGTTGTGGCATGACATTAAATCTAGCAACTACATCCATTGTTTTTGAGCTTGCTTTACCATTCAGGATGAATTCATCAAACATTCCTTCAAGTTCACCTGCCGCATCTTTAGCTTTGTCTCGCAAGATATCCTGAATATTAGGTCTTGCGGGCGCATCAGTTTCTACCTTAACTTCTTCAGGTTTATGAACAATCTTTAACAGACGGGTAATCTCATTTTCCAATGTTAGTTCTTCATGTTCAGTCAATGCTAGTCCGCGCAATTGCATTCGTGCCAACCAGCACAATGTCAACAAGAACTCATTTTCATGTACCTTACGCAAAATCTTTGCGTCTGCAGGTCTGTTGTTTAAATCTAGATATTGGGAAAGCAATTCTTTAGCATCTTTTTTCCCATAGAAACGATGATACCAAGTAAAACTACGCATCAATGCAACCCTTCGCTTATCCTCATCGGGCTGTAGAACGAACAATGGTTCTTCGCCATAATGCTGTACATCTGCATCCCTAGGATTCAATGCTTTAACTTGACTGTGGTCTTCTGAATTGCGCTTACGTGTTGCCATTAGGCACTCCTTTACTATGATTTAAGTATTATAACACAGCCCATATTTATTGTCAACCTTAGGATTTAAGCGTAGGGTATAACGATAAATACTATTATGCCAAAGTTATCCTTATACCGCCCAAATAAACAGAATGATTATCGTTTCTTTGATAGAACAATATCCGAAGAATTGCGTGTTGGCGGCACGGATTTATACATTCACAAGTATTTAGGTCCTACAGATCAGGGTGCTAGTATTGATTATACTCAACCCCAATATGAAACAATGAGTCCTACTAATATTCAGGACTTGTTATTCCTAGAGAATAGAGATAGAACATATGACCCAAACATTTATCGTTTGCGTGGTCATTATAATGTACAAAACTTAGACTTCGATTTAAGTCAGTTTGGTTTATTCTTAAACAACGACATTATCTTTATTACTGTTCATTATAACGACATGATTGATATTGTTGGTCGTAAGTTAATGGTAGGTGATGTATTAGAATTACCTCACTTATTAGATTATAATCCACTAAAAGAAACTATACCAGTTGCATTAAAACGCTTTATGCAAATCACTGATGCTAATTATGCAAGTGAAGGTTTCAGTCAAACTTGGTTCCCTCATTTATGGCGTATTAAATGTGAACCATTAGTTGATAGTGAAGAATTTAGTCAGATATTGCAAGAGCCTATTAATCAAGATAATTATCTTGGAGTATGGGATATAACTAAACCATATCCAGAAGGATATATTATTAGTTACGGTGATAAGAATTATATTTCTATCATTGATGTTCCTGCAGGTACTAATCCACCTAATTCAACATATTGGAGATTAACAGAAGAACAGAATCTCAAAGATATTCTTTCTACATACAATCAGAATATTGCAATTAACAATGCCGCACTTCAAGAAGCACAACGATTGTTACCAAAATCAGGTTATGATAATAGTAATCTATATATCGTGCCGACATATGGTGTGTTTGAAGAAAACGGTATTGCTTCAGGTAAATTAAATGAGCCGGCGCCCCCTGTCAATGTTGTTACTAGTACTTCAAGTACAGGTGCGCCTGCTCCGGTAGTAGAGATTTACACTAGTACAGAATATGTCAACGACAGTCCTTATTTGAGAATACCGGCAGCTACAATCGGAATGATTTGGACTCAGTTATTAGATACAGCGTTCCCTGGAATTCCATCTGCACCTGATACCAATACTACATTGTTGTTATCTACTGTTCAGTTTGCACCTCAAAGAACAGAAAGCGGTTCAGGTCCAGTAGAACAAGAAATTGTTTTAACTATTGATAGCATGATGACTATCACCGGGCCATATGGTACTGCTGATAATACATACGCTACCGCAGACCAAAACCCAGAAGCACCTAACTTTACAGGAACAGAACCGTACGGTCCTAACACAATGGACTATCGTGCAGACTGTGATCCTCGCTTCCAGTTTATTGCCCGTAGTAGTCCAAGAAGCTTTGGTTATTCAACAAGTTATTTGTCAGGGGACGGCGTTGCACCAAATGGTTACCCATCAGGAGCAGGTATTGCATTCCCACAAAATCCTCAAGTGGGAGATTATTTCTTACGCATAGATTACTTGCCGCAATTGTTATTCCGTTGGGATGGCGTATTATGGGTTAGAATTAGCGAGAATGTAAGAACTGCTACAGCAATGATCGGTGATGATAAGTCACAGACCGCGAGCTTCATAAATAACAGTAATGTAACAGTTACAACTTCAGGAACAGTAATTCCTCAGAAACAAGCACTATCAAGTATATTGAGTATTGCACCCGATCCTTTACCACCAGTAGCATAACATGGCACAATATTTTTACGATAATCAGATACGCAGATTCTTAATTCAGTTTGCAAAAATCTTTAGTAACTGGGAAGTTACTAAAGGTAAAGATCCTGCAGGCAATGAAATATTTGTGCGTGTTCCTATTATGTATGGTGATAGTAGTAGACAAGCAAGTACAATCATTGCTAATAATAGTGCAAGTAATTTGCCGGCTGCACCTTTAATTACATATTACATCAGTGGCTTAGAATACGACCAACGCAGAACACAAGATCCCACTTATGTTGATAGAATTAATGTACGACAGCGCACATTTAATAACGAGACTGGTCAATATGAAACCACACAAGGTCAAGCATTTACAGTTGAAAGATTAATGCCTGTACCATACACATTAAGAATAACTGTAGACTTCTGGACTACAAACTATCAACAGAAATTAGAACTCATTGAGCAGTTAGGTACATTGTTTAATCCTTCAATGGAAATTCAATCTACTGATAACTTCATTGACTGGACTAGTTTGAGTGTTGTATACCAAGATGGATTAACATTTAGTAGTAGAACAATACCTCAAGGTACAGCAAATCCAATTGATGTTATGAGTTGGAAATTCTATATGCCAATATGGTTGAGCAATGCTGCCAAACTTAAGAAACTTGGAGTTATTGAAAAAGTTATTGCAAGTATCTTCAAGGGTCAAGCGTTACAAGACATACAAGATGATGACTTGTTATTAGGCACTAGACAAAAGATTACACCATATGGATACAAAGTATTATTAATGGGCAATCGACTTCAACTGTTGCCGGGAGACAATGACAATTATGTAAGTAATATTGATTTGAATTATCCTGACCCACCTAATACAAGTTTGTACTGGACAAGTTTATTAAATGTATATGGTACATTGAGACCAGGTATATCTCAGATATGGTTACAGAATCCGTATATGGATACTGAGATTGTAGGTACTATTGTTCCGGATCCAACAGATGATAGATTGTTAATCTATGATATTGATCCTGACACACTACCACAAAATACATTACAACCTGTCAATAGTGTAGTTAACCCGTTGATATCAGGACCTAATGCAGGATTGCCCGGACCAATCAATGGTGTCAGATATCTATTAGTAGAGTCAGTGGGTAGTGAAGGTAGCCCTACAGTTGCATGGGGTGATTTAATAGCAAATGCAAATGACATAGTTGAATATGATGCTGATTCAGGTCAATGGTATGTTAGTTTTGCAAGCCGAGAAGCTACTACTGTTGAATATGTAACCAATTTGACTACAAGTATTCAATATCGTTACACACCGGACGGTGTTTGGATGAAATCATACGAAGGCTGGTATGCTCAGGGAGATTATTCTATTGTGATTTAATTTTAGATAAATCATAGTATGAGTAATATTTCTGCAGGCGTTTTCTTTTATTCCAAAAAAACTGACCGTTATCTATATCTATTAAGAACTGATAGCAAGAATCCAGGCAACTGGGGTATACCAGGCGGCAAAGTAGAAAATGATGAAACACTCATGGAAGGTATTGAACGTGAATGTATGGAAGAAATTGGCTACTTCCCAAAGAAAGCTAAATTAGTTCCCATACAAAAATTTGTTAACAATACATTCACTTATCATACATTCTTTTGTATTGTTGATAAAGAATTCACACCCATTTTAAATGAAGAACATTGTGGGTATGCTTGGGTTGGGGATAATCAATATCCCAAACCATTACATCCCGGTTTGTTTAATACAGTAAACTTTGATGTTGTACAAGAGAAACTAAATGCACTTACAAAAAAAGCGACCTAAGTCGCTTTTTTCATTTTAATAGCTTTGCTATCATATCGAATCCTAGTGATCCTAGAACTATCCCTGCTCCCATTAACATCCATCTCCACTTTTCTAAAGCAGAAACTTTACTAGCTAGTTCTTTGTGTGCGGCTGTATCTTCATCACGCATTTCTTTCAACATATTTCTTGTTTCATCTGCGTTATGATTTATACATTCATGCACCTCTTTTAAACTAGCTTTGATTTCGCTGACATCTTGTTCAATGTTTTTAACTTGAACTTGAAGTACAGCGATATCTGTCTTTGTAGTCTGAGCCGGCATTTTAATAGTTCTACCTGTTGCCATGATTAAGCGGCGTTAATAGTCACGATTGGGTAAGGCTGACCACCGTATGTATTAGCGGCGTAAGCTGTGTTGAATGTAGCCCCAACTGGATCTGCATCAGCAAGAACAATATTACCTGTAGCAACTGGGCCAGAATCAGCAGTGAATTGCAATGAATTGAAATCACTCAAATTCTGAATATATGCAGTATCAGTAGCCGCATCAGTAGCCAAGATGTTCATTGTATTTGGTGTCAATGCTGTGTTAGCTAAGTTAGCTGTGTAGCATTGTGCAACTAAACCGGTTGTTCCACCTTGAACTAGATACTTCTGCTTACCTTTTTGACGCAAGATGAAACCAGCTTCGTCATTTGCATAAACAAATGATGTACCTGCAAAGTTTGCAGTAGCTTCAACTGCTAATACTGTTACATCAATAGTAGCGTTTGCCGCTGTAGTACCAGTTGTAACTGCTTTCTGTGGACCATATTGTGATGTAGATACAGTGAATGCACTAGCGTTAGCAATTGTGTCAACGAAATATGTAGTACCTGTAGTTAAACCACCTGTGTTTGCATCAAATACAACTGGTGCACCAACGAATAATGTTTGTGCGTTACCTGAAGTGCGAATAACGTTACCTGTAGCATTTGTGTTAGCAACAGCAACAGTGATATAACCTGTGTTAGTAGCAACAAAGCCAATGTTGATTGGAGTTGTTTGGCCAGGAACACCAGTAGGTTGAAGAATTTGAACTGCTGAACCAACACTCAATGTGTTAGCAAAGTCAGTACCTGCACCGTATACATTTAAGTTACCTGTATCGCCGTAGATTGTACCTGTACCAGCAACACCTATAGCTACACGTGGTAGAACTTGATTACCAATAATAGCTGTATTACCACCAACTACGCTGTATGTATTAGCGTTAGTTGCAGGGAAACCTGCACCACCGTCTGGATTGTTGAAGTATGCATCAACTACACCAACAGAAGCTGAAACTGAACCACCTGTAGTATCAGTCAATGTAACTGCTGTACGAGTTGTGTTTGCGCTCAAGTCAGTAGCAGAAGCTGTGAAATTGTTTGCATCAATAACTGTTAAAATCCAGTATGTTGTGTTAGCTGTTAGACCACCGACTGTAGTAGCTACTACGAATGGCATACCTGCAATAACACCTAATGTTGTTAAACTTTGAGATACAGTTACAGCACCTGTTGCCGCTGTTGTATCAGTGATTGTTAAGACTGCTTGAGCCTTTGCGATTTTTAGAGGGCGTCCCATTTGATTTTCCTTTTATAAAATTAGCGGGTTCTAGCCGCTACGCAGTGGGTAACTGCATAAACTTGCCGAATGCAAGTGTATTATATATTTATCTAAAAAGGGTATTATTCAGTACCAGTATCAGGGTGATTTGCACCTAAACCAGTAATACTAAACGCTCCTGCTGTGCCTGCAACGTTAATATATGCTATGTAATTGCCTTGTCCGACAATAACACTGTTCAATACAGTATTTGCTGGAACTATTTCACACGCTGTTAAATTAGCAGTAACATTAGCGTCACCGATAGCAATAGCAATTGCCGAGGTTGTTGTTGATATTCTTACTTTATCTGTAGTAGAAGCCGCTGACAATTGACTTGTACCATTCGCTGTATAAATTGCTGATGCCATTTTATTTTCCTATTATGCGTATGTTGCACCTACACTGTACCATTGTGTAGATGATGCGGCAACATAATGTATTGTTGCCTTTGTTGCTTGTGAGTATCCAGCATTAGTCGATAATTCATTGATGACTGCACCTGTAGCAGGATAAACTAATAAACTATTAGCACTTGTATTTGTGATGTATACTGTCATACCTGCAACTGCAGTTGGTAACACAACACCTGCACCAGAAGCAACTGTACTAACAACATTAACTGTGTTTGCCAATGCAGTTCCCGTACCTTGAGTGGAACCTGCGGCACTTATGCCAGTCTGTACAGAATTAACTAAGTATTTACCTGAACTAGTTATTAAATTACCACCGCTAATATTTCCAGTAGTACTAATAGTATTGCTACCATAACTAGCCAAAAATGATGATACATTGCTGTTAGAATATGATCCTGCAAAACTAATCGAAACCCCATTGGCGTAGTAATAATTGTCTGTTTTTATACCCAACACAGATGCATTACCAGATGCACTTACTACACCGCCTGTTACTAAGTTACCACCTGTAATATTACCTGTAGCAGTTACTACACCTGCGGTAATAATATTACCTGCATTCAAATTACCTGTAGCAGTAATCAAGCCGGAGGTGCCAATGTTACCGATATTTGCATTACCGCTTACACTTAGTGAAGCTAGTGTTCCTGTGCTTGTAATATTAGGTTGAGCAGCCGTTGTTAATGAGCCACTTAAAGTAGTTGCTACAACACCTGTAGCTCCGATATTACCGACGTTAGCATTACCACTTGCGCTAAAAGTACCGGTTAGTGAGACAGTATTCCCACCTGTTATTGTGAAGTTAGCAGAGCCACCAAAAGTTCCACCATTATTATATTGAATAGTACCAGTAGAGCCATCTGGCAATCCAGTGCCTCCCCCGGCGCTAATAACAGAAGTTGCTACAGCATTAGGTGCATTAGTATATGTTAAAGTTGTTGATGTAAATGCGTTTGCATTAGCCAAATCAGATGTAAGAAAAAGAATAGTATTACCTGATGTAGGATAATCATTAGCTAATCTTACATAAAATATCTGAGAGTTTATAGTTGAATTG